TCCCGGCCGAAATTCAAATTGAAGGTGGCGAAAATCCAATTTTAATCAAAACAAAAAAATGAAATGCCCGAAGAAATTGATTTTGACAAACTGTTGAATTTTACGGGAAAACAACAGCAAGCAAGGCAAGCGGTCAATGATTATGATTATGTGTTGTATGGCGGCGCGATGGGCGGCGGCAAAAGCCACTGGCTTCGCTGGATGATGGTTGACCTGTTGACGGATTGGGCGGCGCAAGGCAAAAAGGGAGTAAGAGCAGGGTTGTTTTGCGAGGATTATCCTTCCCTAAAAGACCGTCATTTTTCCAAAATACAATACGAATTCCCCGAATGGCTGGGGACGCTCAACCGTTCCGATCACGAATATATCTTAAAAAAACAATACGGAGCGGGAGTGATATGTTTTAGGAATTTGGACGATCCGAGCAAATATCAGTCAAGTGAGTTTGCGGCAATAGCGGTGGATGAGCTCACGAAAGATGATTACAACACTTTCCTTTTTTTACGGACGAGAAAGAGATGGCCGGGAATAGAACGCACCAAGTTTTTGGCGGGAACAAATCCCGGCGGAATCGGACACTGTATTCCCTATGGAGAAGTATTAACTTTTAACGGATGGAAAAACATTAAAGATATAAATGTCGGAGAAATAGTTGCTTCTGCCGATGAAGAAGAAAGTCTAATTTATTTACCGGTAGCCCAAAAAATTGAAGAAATTTATTCAGGAGAATTATATGATTTTCATACAGCAACGGCTAAAATTGTTTGCACACCTAACCATAAAATTGAAAGACGGACAGAAACTAAAAACCGAAAAGGAAGAGTTTTTCATAAACCAAAATTAATAAAAATCAGGGATGTTTCTGAATGCACTAATTTCGTTAGAAGCGTTAAGGGTTGGGATGGACAAGAGATAACTGAATTTGTAGTGCCTGTTTTTTCAGGAAGAAAAACAAAATTAAAACAACCTAAAATTATTAATGGTAAAGATTATTGCGAATTGATGGGTTGGTTTCTTTCAGAGGGATTTACTGTGGACAGAGACAAAGAATTTGGGATTGCGCAAAGCAAAGCGGATAGCAGACTAAAAATAAAAGAACTTTTAGATAGAGCTGGATTTTTTTATAGGGAAAATAAAAATGGGTTCAGTGTCTCTTCTCCCGATTGGTGGGCGTATTTAAAACAATTTGGAAAATGCAGAAATAAATTTATTCCTTTTGAGATTAAAAATAGCAATTATAATCAGTTAAATATCTTTTGGAAAGCAATGATGATGGGAGACGGATGTGGAAGCCATTATTATACAACATCTAAACAATTGGCGGATGATATGCAAGAGGTCGGGTTGAAATTAAAATTTACTCCAAGTATAAAAAGCAGAACGAGGAAAAATAGAGAAGGATTAAGTTATGATGTAAATTTTAGGATTGGGCGAGATGGTTGGATGCAAAAAAATAAAATTAAAAAATATAATTTTAATGGAAATGTTTATTGTTTAGGAATACCAAACACGCATAAATTTTTTGTAAGACAAAATGGAACGATTTGGGTCAGTGGTAATTCGTGGATTAAAAGAATTTGGATGGACAAAGAGTTTGAAGCAGGCGAGAAAGAACAAGACCAATTTTATTTTATTCAGAGCAAAGCGACAGATAATCCGTATTTGTCCGACAGCTATTACGCCAGTCTATCGGGACTTCCCGAACAAATGCGCAAGGCGTATGTGGACGGCGACTGGAACATTTTTAAGGGGCAAGTATTTAGCGAGTGGCGCGATGATATTCACACGATAATCCCATTCACGATCCCGCAAGGTTGGCGCAGATACCGCACCTATGACTATGGCAGAACTAGCCCTGCGTGCTGTTTGTGGGTGGCGCAAGATTATGACGGCCGGTTATATGTCTATCGCGAGTATTACGAGGCGGGTAAAAACGCCGATGAGCAGGCAAGAGAGATAATCAAGATGTCAGGCGATGAACAATATCATTTCTCCGTTGCCGACAGCGCGATATTCTCCCCTACCGGAATTGTGGACGCATACGGAACGGAGACCATTGCCGAAACTTTCGCAAGGAATGGATTGAGCTGGATGCCGTCCAGCAAGCGCAGGATTGACGGGTGGAATTTACTTCACGAGCGATTGGCGCATACCGAGAATAATCCGCCAATGGTATTGTTTTTTAAGAATTGCTATAATACAATTAAGACAATTCCGAGTTTGATTTATAATGAGAACAATCCCGAAGATGTGAACACGGACGGCGAAGACCACGCGGCGGATTGCGTCCGGTACTTATTGGTTCACCTGCACGACAGCAAATCTACTCCCCCCAAAACGGAAACAGAGACCAAATTGATACGCAAGCGCGGCGAAACGCTTGATTTTAATAAAATGTATTCAATTTAAAATGGCAACCAAAACCCCCAAAAAATCATTCAGCGAGGCGTTGTTGACCAAAGGCGAGCGGCAACAATATCAAGACGCCAACAATCGCATTAACTTTTTAAAGGAGAGCCGCAGGGATATTTACGGGATTGATTTGGACGCGTTATGGGTGGAGGCGCAACAAGCATACATTCCCCACCGCTTTAAGACGCATGAAGGCACAAAAGCAATCGTCACCGATGAAGAGAAAGGACTTCGCGGCGCGATTGTTAATTTGCAATCAGCCGATGACTGGCAAGCGGACTTTGCGTCCGCCAATCCGATGATTAAGATAATGATTGCCGTGTCAATTCTAGTTGACCAAAATCCCACCGGCACATTCGTTGCCGGTTCTTCTCGTTATGAGAAGGCGAATTTGTTGGTCAAGCATTTGTATCAAAAGAATTGGGAGCTGGCGATGAGCAAAGAACAGCTTAAACTTTATATTTTTAATCTGTGTATGTTTGGCTGGGCGGCGGCAAGAACTTATCCCTTGAAAAAGACGCGCAAGGTTAAGATATTGACCGAATACAGCGAAGATAATCCGATTTACGAGGAAAAAGAGGCGGTGGAGTACAACGATGTCTATCGTGAAAACCTTGATCCGCGCAATGTCTGGGTGGACGAAAAAGCCAAGCCGTTGACCCCGATGAGCCAAGATGATTGGGCGTGGCGCAAAGTATATACGCGGGCGGAAGCTGAACAAGCGTTCGGCAAAACCAAATTGTGGGAGTATGTCAAGAACGGCGGCGACACCTCCGAGACATCCGGAAGCAAATCAGAGAAAGACAAGTTTGATGAAAAACAAGGATTGATTGAGGCGTATTTTTACGAGAGTTTGAGCAAAGATTTATTTATGGCGCAGTTGAATGGCGTGCCGGTGATTATAGAGCCGTTGCCGATTGCCACTGTCGCCGGCGTCAAAAAGCTGTCTTGTTGGCATAATCCGTTTTATTTAAGGAGTGCGGAGTGTCCTTATGGCATTGGCATTTATGAGGCAATGCGTTTTGATAACGGGATTTATGACCGAATCAGGAATATGACGCTTGACCAGCTGGTATTGAGCATTTACAAGATGTTTTTCTATCAAGGCACAAACACCCTCACCGAAGACGGCACGATTAAGATTGCGCCCGGCAAGGGTAAGCAGGTGCTCAATCCCAAAGATATTAACTGGCTGGAAGTCCCCGGACCCGGACGAGAGGCGTGGGAAGGGATTGCGCAGTATAAAAAAGATGTGGACGAATCAAGCGGCATTACTGACCCGCTGATGGGCAATATCACCGGCAAGACCGCCTTTGAGCTGGCGCAAGCCAAAGAAAGCGCGTTGAAACGACTTAAAACCCCGCTGGACAATATCTGCTACTCGCTGGAAGTTGACGCGCATATTACCGTGTGCTTGCAACAGATGCTATACAGCGTCCCTGAAATCATTAAAATCACCGACCCGAATTTGATTTTGCAATATCTTGATGAAATTCAAAACTTGCCGTTCAGCGACAAATTGGTGGAGAATAGCGACGGCGGATTTTATGCCAAGATTTATCGTGAGATACAGCTGGGAGTTGACACCGATGATGCCGGAGATTTGATTGAAAGTAAAGAATCAAGATTTTTTCGCGTAATGCCATTTAAGTGGGAGGGGGTGATTACAATTAACGGAGAGTCAATCCTTGCGCCGAGTAAAATCTTAAACAAGACCACCGAACTGGAAATGTATAATCTGCTTATTCCATTGTTGGCGCAACCGCCTCAATTATATGCCAAAACGGCGAAAGCAATTTGTCAGCTATATGACAAAGACCCCGAAGACATTTTGCCCGATGAGTGGTTGAGCCCCGAAGCGATGGCGCAAGCGCAAATGGGCAATCAGTTAATCGTAGGGCAAGATTTGGCGCAACAAGCGGCGGGGCAAGACGCACCGACATTGACCGCGCCGAGTAATTTGCAACCTAACCAAGCGACTACTAGTGGGAGAATGAGCGCGAAATTGGGGCAAACCGCGCGAATATGAAGACATTAAAGTTTAGAGCGTGGAATATACGAGACAAGAAGATGTATTTTTTTACTTTATGGGAATCTTCTTGCTATGAAGAGATGGATTTTATTGCAGAGCCGATGCAATTTACCGGTCTTTGTGATAAGAACGGCAAAGAGATTTATGAGGGAGACATTTTTATAGCAGAAGTGGAATTACAAAAATATCAAGCAGTTGTTAGTTTTAAAAATGGAGGATTTAGTGTTCCTGTTATAAAGGAAAATATTGGCGATTGCGAAGTTGTCGGAAATATCTACGAATCAAAACATCTTCTTGACAACACAGATACGAAAGTGTAGAATTAAGGTATATGAAATATACCGACTATTCAAGACAGAAACCCAAATGGGCTAAAAATCGTTTAGAATTAAAATGCGATTATTGTTCAAAATTATTTTGGGAAGCAAAAGATAAAGCAGAAAAGAAAAAACGGCATTTTTGCTCAATGAGTTGTTATGCTAAATATCGTAAAGAAATAATGCCACCCAATGAACAACCAAGTTGGCGTGGCGGAATTACTCCTTACGAGGCACATAGACGATGGGTAAAGAAAAATCCTGAAAGAATGGCACACTTAAAAGCCCGAAGATATGCCAGAGAAAAAAATGCTAAGGGTTCTCACACTTTTGAAGAATGGCAAGAAATGTGTAAAAAGTTTAAACAAAAATGTGCTGAATGTGGCAAAGAGAAAAAATTAACAAAAGACCATATTAAGCCATTATCGGCTGGAGGAACAGATAATATAGAAAATATCCAACCTCTTTGCCGAAATTGCAACAGTCGTAAATGGAAGTTTATCTACGAAAATCCAGAGTTATTAAAAGTTTAATATGATAAACCCACAGCAGAAATCAGCGTTGAAAAACATAATGCAATCGCGCCAGTGGGAAGTGGTGGAAGAGGCGGCAAAGCAATACATTGACAAACTCCAATCAAATGAGAGAATAAAGTCAACGGAGTGGGAAACAATCAGAGATAATTGCCGCATACAAGGGCAAATAGAGGGTATCAATAATTTTCTGCAAGAATTAAATAAACAAGCCAATGATTGACACATACGAAAAATTTGCCATTCCTGATGAGAAAAACGGCAAAGAGATTATCATTGAAGTTAATTGGGAAGATAACCCGCAGACCGATCAGTGCAAGGTGCTGAAATTGACCTTGCCCAAAGAGAAAGTGGTGTATGTCAAGAAAGAGTTTTTAAACGCGATGTTGTTTGCCGTTGGCAACAGCGAGGAGCAACGAAAGATGATCCCGCAAAGAGTTCGGCATAATCGCCACTATGAGACTGTGGTGAGTGTCCAAGCCAAGACTGATATTCGCAAAGGAGAGAAAATTACCTTTCCCATTAAAATCAGTTTGCCGACTTACGAGGAAGAGGTGCTGGGGCAAGGCAGACCCGATGGCGTTAGGAGATTGAAAGAAGTTAAATCAGCGTCAGGACTAATAATTTAAAAACAATGAAAAAAATAATTGACAATATCAAAAAGTTCGGGAACAGAACGCTGGATGAATTTTTTAAACCAATCCGGCGATATAACAACGCGCAAAGAGAAAAAGACAGAAAGTTGCGCGACAGCTATATCCAATCAATCCCGCCCGAGAGGCGTAATGAATGGATGGAGTTTGAGCGCAGAATGCCCCAAAAAAGATAATCAAAGTTTAGCGCATTTTTTATCTTGGTTCTTCTGCCAAGCCAAAAAAGAAGTTAAACGATAAAAAATATGCCGACAAATAAGGAGTTAGAAAAAAAGGTAAGCGAGCTTGCCGACCAGTTGGAAAAAATAAAAGAGAATGTGGACAAGCTCGTGGCGTTGGAGATTGCCAAACCGCAAAAGGATGAGACACATCCTCAACCAATGCCCGCAAACAATATCCCTGTGCCCAGCGAGTATCGTGCAATGGTTGACGAGATACTCAATAAGGATTTTGGCGCGCAGATAACCTATAATTCGCTTGATTTCGCTTTCACGATTATTGTGCCGGAAGTCTATCGCAATCTTTCCGCGCAAGAACAAGAATCAAATGCCAAAGATTTGCGCACGAAAGTGATTAGATATTCCGATGGGGCGAACGGAGTAAAAGAATGGATTAACCTTGTCTATTCAAGTTTTAATCCCGAGATGAAAGCAAAAATCGCCAGCGACAAACAATGATATGGAAGACTTTAATCAACAATTAGAGCAAGCAATTAAAAAAATGACAATGCAAACATTAAAAATTAAAAATCGTTATTTACGGGAATTGGGGAATTGGTTGGTGACTTTGGAGTTGGCGGGCAATGAATGCCGCCAGCGCACGAGGTTTATTGACTTGATTATTCCCAGAATCAAGGAAATTGATGACGAGTTTAAAAAGATTGACCAGCGGATTAAAGATTGCGCCAAGAAAGACAAAAAAGGCGAACTAGTGAAGCTAAACGAACGGCAGAAGCTGGATAGAGACGGCAAGCCGATGATGGGCAAAGACGGCAAGCCGGTGATGGAGTGGGATTTGGATGTGCCGCAAGAAGAGATTGAAAAAGTAAATGTTGAATTGATTAAATATCTGGACGAGGAATTTGTAATTGATGTGTTGGATTCCAACAAAGAGAAGGTGAGAATCACCAAAGAGATTATTCTAAACACCGACAAGAAATTCACCGGCGCGGACGCGGTGATTTATAATGCGTGGTGCGAGGCGTTTGAGGCATTGGTCTTTGAGAAGTAATTTAACAATTCGTAAGACCTACCGCTCTTCGGAGCGTCTCGTGAACTTGCATCGCTACGGCGGGTTGGTAGGTCTTATTCGTCTATGCGTATGCAAGTTCACCAGACTCCCCGAAACGGGAGTTTTTATTTAACCGATTTCTTTCATATTCCTCGCCACTTCAAGCGAGCAACCAAAAAAGGAAGTCAAAAAATATGGCACAAGAAATTGTAGGTAAGATCCCCGCTTTTTCTGATGGACAGGAGGAAACGGAAAAAGCGG